GTTGCTCGTGGGTTGGGCAACGATTATTCTGCATTTATCGTTGTTGATATTACAGAGTTTCCCTACAAGATAGTAGCGAAGTATAGAAATAATGAAATAAAACCGATGTTGTTTCCCAACATCATTCAACAAACAGCAAAAGCATATAATGATGCTTGGGTACTTGTAGAAGTTAATGATATTGGAGAGCAAGTAGCAAGTATTCTCCACTATGACCTAGAATATGAAAATATGCTGATGGCAGCAATGAGAGGTCGTGCTGGACAAGTTGTTGGTCACGGGTTCTCAGGTAAAAAATCACAGATGGGTGTTAGAACAACGGCACAAGTTAAAAAACTTGGTTGTTCAAACTTAAAACTGTTAATTGAAGATTTTAAATTACTTACACTCGACTATGAAATAATTTCAGAGTTAACGACATTTGCTCAGAGACATAATTCTTTTGAAGCAGAAGAAGGTTGTAATGATGACCTTGCAATGTGTCTTGTTATCTTTGCTTGGTTGGTAGCACAAGACTACTTCAAGGAAATGACTGATAATGATATTCGTAAGAGAATATATGAAGAGCAGAAAAATCAGATAGATCAAGATATGGCACCATTTGGATTCTTAGATGATGGTATTAACGATATGACAGGATCATTTACAGATAAAGATGGTGACCGTTGGCATACTGATGAGTATGGTGACGTAGCACAAATGTGGGAATATCATTAATGGACTTAGATGATCAATTAAAACTTGGACATCTTCTCCTTTATGAGAGAAAGTGTAGGAAATGTGGTGTGATTAAAAATCTTATTGATGGGTTTTACAGGACTAGAAAAGATAGAGGACCTGTTGCATCTTCATATTCTTATGAGTGTAAGGAATGTACTAAAAAACGTGTAAAAACAAGCAGCGATTTCTGGGAATATCCCGATTGGTAGATATCACGGCTAGATTCCCCAATGAAAAGCACCTTTTTAATAAATAATTCCAGGTAATTTGGACCAAGGAGAACAAAAAGATGCCTCTAAACTTAGCATCTCCTGGAATTGTAGTAAGAGAAGTAGACTTAACTATTGGAAGAGTCGATTCAGTCTCTGGTTCGATTGGGGCACTTGTTGCTCCTTTCGCAAAGGGACCTGTTGATCTGCCTCAGTTGATAGAAAATGAGGACGATCTCTTAAACACTTTCGGTAGACCATACTCAACAGATAAGCACTATGAGAACTGGATGGTTGCATCATCCTATCTCGCATATGGTGGTGTTCTTAGAGTTTCTAGAGCTGATGATCAGCAACTTAAGAATTCATTTGTAGGTGCAGCTTCAAGCATTAAGATCAAGAGCACCGAACACTATGAGCAACTCGGTTACGATGAGAATGCAATTACTAATGTAACTGTTGTTGCCAGAAACCCAGGCACTTGGGCAAATGATGTCAAAGTTGCTATCATTGATAGTAGAGCAGATCAGATTCTTACTGGTATTTCTACAAGCAACGTTACTGTTGGTTGTGGATTTACCGCTGAAGTTCCTGCAGGTACAATTCTTCCTGGTAGCGGAACAACTACAGTTTTAGATGGATATTTCCAAGGAGTTATTACAGGAGTTGGACAAACTGCTCTCGATCTGAAACTTGTTAAGCATGTCTCAGATGCTGGCGTAGTTGCTGATGTTGATTATCAGCAAAATGGTGTCTATGCACTACCAAATACTGGAAATGTTGCAATTCACACAGCAGGTGTCTCAACACCTTTTGTAACTGCTGCATATACAGGAGAGAGTGATTGGTTTGAAAATCAAGAAATCGAACTGAGTGTCGGTAAACTTGAATGGGATCAGTTATCCAATCGTCCTGGAACTTCAGCATATGCCTCTGCTAGAGGTAGTAGATTTGATGAAGTCCACGTTGTTCTTATTGATGATAAAGGAACGATTACGGGCAATGCTGGTACTATTCTTGAAAAGCATTTAAATCTTTCCAAAGCAAAAGATGCTGAGTTCTCTGTAGGTTCTACTGCTTACTGGAGAAAATATCTTTACACCAACTCTCGTTACATTTTCGGTGGTTCTGCACCAACTGGATCAACAGCAACTGCTTTTAGTGATAATGGTGTTGCAGAACTAGAACTCGATTCAGATACTGGTTGGGATCAAAACGCAGATGGTGTAAACTTTGCTGGATGTGGTTCAAAAACATTAACTCTTGGGGGTGGTCTTAACTATCAAGGTAAGACTGATCTTACTACTGCAAATGCACTTTATTCTGGTCTTGATGATATCATTTCAGGACTTAACAAATTTGAGAATACTGAAGAATATGAAGTAGATTTCATTTTGATGGGTTCTGCAAACTATTCTAAATCAGAAGCTCAGGCACTTGCTAATAAGTGCATTGCAGTTGCTGAAGCAAGAAAGGATGCGGTTGCATTCATCACGCCATATAGAGGTGCATTTATTACAGATAATTCGGTTGGTAGCGTAACTGTCAATGATATTGACAAAACTACCGAAAATGTACTGGGTTTCTATGCACCAATTACTTCAACTACTTACGGAATTTTCGATAGTGGTTACAAGTACATGTATGATCGTTTTAATGATACCTTCAGATATGTTCCTTTGAATGGAGATATTGCTGGTACTTGTGCCAGAACCGACATTCAACAGTTCCCATGGTTCTCACCTGCAGGAACTTCTAGAGGTACTATTCTTAATGCTGTAAAACTGGCATACAATCCAGGTAAAAAACAAAGAGATCTTCTGTACTCTAGCAGAATTAACCCAGTTATCTTCTCCCCTGGAGCAGGAATTATCCTCTTCGGTGATAAGACTGGATTTGGTAAGTCTTCTGCGTTCGATAGAATCAACGTCCGCCGCTTGTTCATCTTCCTGGAAGATGCAATCTCTGCTGCTGCAAAAGACTTCCTCTTCGAGTTCAATGACGAAATCACAAGAACTAACTTTGTGAATATTGTTGAACCATTCCTCCGCGATGTTCAGTCAAAGAGAGGTATCTTTGATTACGTCGTAATCTGTGACGAAACCAACAACACCGCTGCTGTCATTGACAACAACGAGTTTGTTGCTGACATCTTTATCAAACCTGCAAGATCGATCAACTTCATCGGTCTTACCTTCATTGCCACCAGAACTGGTGTTGACTTTGAAGAAGTTATCGGATCTGTTTAATTTACTTAAAGGTTAGCTCAAATGCCATCTAGAAATCAAATTAACCCACCTTCCTTAAGGAAAATTACAGACTTCAAGAGTAAATTAACTGGTGGTGGCGCTCGCGCCAATCTCTTCGAAGTTATCCTTACATTCCCCGATGCAGCAGCACCCGACTCGGTAGTTCTTGATAAATCAAGATTCCTTGTCAAAGGTGCCAATCTACCAGCATCAAACATTGCTCAGATTGAAGTTCCTTTTAGAGGAAGAAGTCTGAAGATTGCTGGTGACAGAACGTTCGATTCTTGGACTGTTACTGTTATCAACGATACAGACTTTGCCATTCGCTCTGCCTTTGAGCGTTGGATGAACACAATCAACAGAGTATCTGATAATACTGGTCTGGTCAATCCAGCAGATTATCAGTCTGATGCATATGTTTATCAGTTAGATCGTGATGGTTCTACCCTTAGATCTTATCGCTTCTATGATGTTTTCCCAACTCAGGTAGCACCTATTGAACTCTCTTATGATAATGGAACTGGTATTGAAGAGTTCACTGTTGAACTTCAGGTTCAGTGGTGGGAAGCATATAAAGGCACTGGTGCAAATGCTGGTGGTGAGGACATCAACTAAATAGAAGAAGGAAAAGATACTTAATTACTTATTATGGCCAAACTTTTTGGTTTTTCTATTGACAAAAATCAAGATAAGTCACCTTCAATTGTCTCCCCCGTTCCTGAAACTAATCAGGACGGGGTTGATAATTATGTCAGCAGCGGATTTTACGGTCAATATGTTGATATCGAAGGTGTTTATAAAACAGAGCATGATTTAATAAGAAGATATAGAGAAATGGCACTTCATCCTGAAGCGGATGGTGCTATTGAAGATGTTGTTAATGAAGCAATTGTTAGCGACCTTTATGATTCTCCCGTAGAGATTGAACTCTCAAACGTTGGTGTTAGCGAACCTCTAAAAAAGAAAATTAGAGATGAGTTCAGATATCTCAAAGAAATTTTAGATTTCGATAGAAAGTCGCACGAAATTTTCCGCAATTGGTATGTTGACGGAAGACTTTACTACATGAAAGTCATTGATATGAAAGCCCCTCAAGAGGGAATTAAAGAACTTAGATATATTGATCCGGTTAAAATTAAATATATCCGTAAAGAGAAGAAAAATCCTAACGCAAGATTTGATAATGGTATTGTAAGAGTTAATAAGCAAGACGACAATCTTGCAAAGGCACCAGAGTTTGAGGAATATTTTCAATATACACCATCT